GGTGGTTTGGAGTGGGCGACACAAAGGCGATCTGTTTATGGCTCAAGAATCTACCCCCTTTGATGGCAACAGTGGTGCATACCGGCAGATATGGACGCTCACACATGGAATCACCATCACCTGAACGCTGGAAGAATCGAAGTCGCACCTATCAGGGAATAGCTGAGGCGATGCCAGAACAATGGGGTTAGTATGTCCCAGTCCGTGATGAGCCTATGAAGCGCACAGGAGGAGGGTAAGAATGAACTATTATCCTAACGGCCGGGAGGCCGGGGCAACCAAGGTCCCATTCGGTAAGAGTATAACGACTGTGCCTCTGAACAAAGTCAAGGTCTTTGTGCCAATCAAGAACGCCATGCTCCAGTGTTTCAGGTATAAGGGCGGCGACCCACAGCTCTTTGTTGACGTCGAGGACCCAAGGCCGGAGTACAAGTTCATGGAGGGCAAAGAGATTCACTTCGGCATCCGGGGGAACTTCGAACTGGAGCCAGTCTTTGAAAGCAACGTCAAGAAGAATCGGATAGACTTCTTTGTTCCCATCTCGCAGCTCCAGAATCTTATAGACGAGTTGAGTAAACTGCTATGAAATCTCAAAGGCAAACCATGAACGTCGAGGAATACCGCGCCACACAGACCCACGACGATTTTATGAATCAGGTGGTGCAACTCGCAACCACCCTCGGCTACAAGAAGATATATCACACCCACGATAGCAGGCGTTCAGAGAAAGGCTTCCCCGACCTCGTGCTGGTCAACCCCGAAAAGAAGCGCGTTGTCTACATCGAGATTAAGCGCGAGAATGATAAGCCCACACCAGAGCAGGAGGATTGGATTCTCACTCTTAAAGCGGCAGGGCAAGACGCCTACATCTTCAGGCCGTCGGATTGGGAGGACGTCAAGTTCGTGCTGTCATGGAGTAATAACTAGGTGAACGCGGCGAGCATCTGCCCGCGATGCTTGGGTATAGCTTCCCCCATAGCGAAAACTCCCGAAGTCGTGCTCTGTGCGATAATATGCTGCCTATGCTGGTTTTTAGACTCAAACCGCATCGTCTGGACGTTAGCTTCAGGTCAGCCAAATAAAGCCTACTTGACATATAACTTATAATATAATCGTTAGGATTATCTATTAAGAGTAGAGAGGCCGTCTGGCTAGTCGACCGAAAGGCGAGGACGGCCTCTAGTCATTTCAGCGGCGATGCGGCGTGGAGCAGAGGCAAGCTCGCAAGGTCCATAACCTTGAGGTCGGCAGTTCGAGTCTGTCCGCCGCTATTATTAAAACCATGAACAGCAAAGCAGGCGCTATTGTCGAAAAGGCTCGGCGAGCAGAGGAGCAACTTGTAATCCAGCTCGACATGAAAGCCGGGAACCCTATGTCTGCCAGTGACCCGAAACCGCGCCAGCCGAGGCGATATACCGTTATCCAGATGTTCGACTGCCTGGTTTACGCCGGATTCAAGGTCAGCAAACATTCACACCCTAAAACCTGCAAAAAATGGCTATCTCCGCACTCGCGGACAACGTAAAATCGAAGCTATTTACTCTTGACAATCGTGTGCGTATCGGCTATACTTAAATAGGAAGCTAGACCGAACGTAAACGGAAGGAAGGAGTAAAAGCATGGCAACAGTCAAAAGTCTCGCGGTCGATAAGATTCGACCAGACCCCAGCCAGCCACGCAAAGAGTTCAACGACGACGAACTGCAAGAGCTGGCAAACTCAATCAAGGCCAATGGCCTCTTACAGCCAGTGGCAGTCCGCAAGAACGGAAGCGGTTATCTTCTCATCGCCGGTGAGCGCAGGTGGAGAGCCCACAAAATAAATGGCGAAAAGACCATAGATGCCATGGTATTCGACGTCGATGATACCAAGGCAAAGGCACTCCAGCTAATCGAGAACATAGTCCGCAAAGACCTGAATCCGATGGAGCAGGCCAACGCCTACAAAGACTTCATCGACAAAGGCGGAACCGTCGAACAGCTCGCGGACATTCTCGGAAAGCCAAAAAACATTATCTCTTGGCAGTTGAACCTGACCAAGACTCGGCCTGAGATTCAGAACCTTGTCGAGACAGGCACTCTGAGCATGGTAGCCGCAATCAGCATGGCGCAACTGAACCCGAACAATCAGCTACGCGCCGTCCGAACCATGAATGAGCAGGGATTATCAATAGCCGAAACTCAGATGTTCTGCTCGAAGCTGGTTGGTGAGGAATCCAAAGTTGATATGTTCCCCGAAGTTCTAGTCCTCACTGGACAGGAACTCAAAGCTCGCGGACTTGCCAAGACAATGCTCGAAAGGGCAATACAGGCAATCAATGAGCTTACCAGCCTCGAAGATAAAGAGGCAGGCGTTCTCGGCCGGGCAACTGAGGACTGCCAGAACGCAACCATCGAAAAGGTCGACTACCTCATAAAGCAACTCCAGTCAATCAAGAGGAAGCTGACCGAGCACAAGGTAGGAGCCTTGGTTCAAGAAACAGCCCAGCCAGTCGAAAAGGCTCGCTATGAAATGACACTTCGCGAATGTGCCGAGGCTGACAAGGCAGGCATGATAGAAAGCCTCGAAGCCTCGATAAAAGCTGGTACAGGCGACGAGTCAGACCCGGAAGCCCTTGCCGACATAAAGGCCATAACTCCAGACGAGTTAATTACAAAAGAGGCTCGGTCTACTCATAAGAGATGGGTCAGGGATGCAATCAAATCGGGTGCAGATGTTCCGCAAAAGGTCAGGGCGGAATATCCAGAGCTGGCAGTATCAACACCGGACGGCAAAATAGAGGTCGATACCGCGACCTACGCACAGATTCGCGAAAGCTACTCGGCAGATAGAATCGGCGACCATCGCGGTTCGACCATCAGGAAGCCCTTCAAATGGTTCGAGAAAGACTTTATCAACACTGGCAGTCACGGTATAAACGGTCAGGCCGACGCCTATCAGGTAGTGCCGCTACACGATTACCCCCACACTACCACCACTTACGCCGGGAAAGACAAGACCGATGAGGAGCGCAGGAATGACCCGAAAGGATTCTACAACGGAATGAAAGTAAAGTACGGCAAGAGGGATTGTGTCCTCGTGGGTCCTCCAGTCCACTTCAAGCCTTCAAGGGCAGGTGTTCAATGTCAAATGTAATCTATGAACCCAAAGGCAAAGCCCTCGAATACGCACCATTGGCCTGCAATCTCTATGAAGGCTGTGGCCACGGTTGCCTCTATTGCTACGCTCCCGATGTACTCAAAAAAACCAGAGATGAATTTGCTCGGGCGAAAGCTCGGCCTGACATTCTCAGCCGTATAGAGAAAGAAGCCGCCAAATCAAACGGTTCGGGTCCTGTCCTGCTTTGTTTCACCTGCGACCCCTACCAGCCCATAAATGCCTACGATATGTTGACCAGAGATGCCATAGTCATACTCCACAAGTACGGCTACCGCGTCAATATTCTCACTAAAGCAGGGACACTAGCCGCAGGCGATTTCGGGTTCCTATCTGACAAAGACTTCTTCGGCACTACGCTCACTTTCGCTGACAGGCAAGATTCACTCCATTGGGAACCAAATGCCGCCGACCCCATAAACCGCATGGAAGCTATCCGCGAAGCCCACGAGTTGGGTATTCCCACGTGGGTAAGTCTGGAGCCAGTCATTGACCCCCAGCAGACCCTCGACCTAATCCAGCTCGCGGCTCCGTTTGTCGATGAGTTCAAGGTCGGCAAGTTCAACCATGTCAACCCCCTGCCCCTGTCCCAGCAGGACAAAGACCGGGTGAAAGAAATCGACTGGTGGAAGTTCGCGCATGATACCAAAGACCTGCTCGAAAAGCTCGGCAAGAAGTATTACATAAAAGCCGACCTGCGACATTATCTCTATACCCCAACTCAAGGTATATGGTGACCATACTAACACACAGGCCGTAGTGCTTGAGGCCATCCCTTGCCAGTCCTACGGCCTTCTCATCGGAGAATATAGCAAGCTGCGCGCTCTCGCGCAGCTTGTTGCTATCTCGCGCTTTTCGGGGTTAAAAGTCGCCGAAGCCCCCAAGCTCGATTCTAAGGGCATCAGGAGGAGATTCAGAAAGTGGCAGTTGCTCAAAAGCAGCACGTCGATTTCTTCAGAAAAGTTATGCTGCGCCAAGCCTTGCTGCCGCAGTCCGACAAGTCCGGCGCCCTCTATGTTCCGTTTATCGGCGACGGCGATTTGGCCGTCGAGCTGTATCAAGGTCGCAAGATTTACGGCGCTGACCTAAACGGCGATAGAGTCCGCACAGCACAAGCCCGATTGCCCGATGCTATTATCACCATGGCCGATTGCGACCACTGGATTTTTGAGTCAGACCGCGCCAGCCCACTTTTCTCGGTCGCAGACTTCGATGCTTATTCTTACCCCTACGATTCGTTCCGAGCATTTTGGGCAGAAGCAAGAAAGACAAACAGGTTAATCCTTTTCTTCACAGACGGCCAGCGGCAAGCAATCATCCGAGCTGGTTCCTATCGCGAACCAGAAGGAAAGAAGGCCGAGCTTCCGAGTGTCAAGGAAAGACGGCCAGTTTACAATTTCTACTGGATACGGACAGTCAAGCCCTGGTTTGAATCCTTCATTAAACCCTGGGCAATACGAGAAATAAAGTTCTACCTCCGCGGCGGGGGAATGTTATATTGGGGGGCAGTCATTGAAAAACGGCAATTCTAAAAACGGCAACGGCAAGAAGAAAGCTCGACCACCATATAAGTTTGATGATATAAAAAAAGAGGCTTACTTCGAGTCGCTGAGGAATGGGCTAGGCAGGATGGCAGCAGCTCGCTCTGTAGGCTGTACTCCTGAGTGGATGGAAAAGCTCATGCGCCGCGATCCTGAGTTTAAGCGCGCTATCTCGCAGGCCGAACTCGAAGCCAATCAGAAGGTCGAGAACGCACTTTTCCTCGCGGCATCTTTGGGAAACGTCGTAGCGTGTCAGGTATGGCTTTACAACCGGATGCCGGAGAGATGGTCAGACCGTCGCAGGATGGAACACGTCGGGGGAGATAAAGACTTGCCAATTCGTGGGGAGGTAAAGCTGGTCATTGACGATTCAATCGTTAGAGAAGCAGTCGGCATCCTCAAAGATGCAGGCGCACTCCAGCACATCGTCTAAACGCGAGATAGCGTGGAGCGAGTTCATCCCACACCAGCCAACGCCGAAGCAGTTGGCTTTTTTAATGCTTAACTGCTTGGAGGCCTTCTATGGTGGAGCTGCTGGCGGTGGGAAGTCCGACTGCCTACTCATGGCTGCGCTCCAATACGTTGATAGGGGCGGATACTCTGCGCTGCTCCTACGGCAATCCTATGCCGATTTAGCACTACCCGGCGCGCTAATGTCCAGAGCGTTTGAATGGCTCTCAGGCACAGGCGCACAGTGGGCAGACAAAGATAAGACGTGGAAGTTCCCCTCCGGGTCCACCCTGACCTTCGGCTATCTGGAGAATGAGCGCGACAAATATCGTTATCAATCGACGCACTTTCAATATATCGGGTTCGATGAGCTGACACAGTTCACGTCGAGCAACTATCGGTATATGTTCTCGCGCTTGCGCAGGCTGGAGGGGGTGGACATTCCCCTGCGGATGCGCTCCGCCTCTAACCCCGGCGACCTCGGCCATGAATGGGTGAAACAGAGGTTCATCGTTGAGGGCAGGGAACAGAACAGGCCGTTCATCCCAGCCAAGCTCGAAGATAATCCCTACCTTGACCGCGAATCGTATGTTCTGTCACTTATGATGCTGGACAATGTTACCAGAGAACAACTTCTGCGCGGCGACTGGAGCGCAAGAAAAGCAGGCGGCAAGTTCCGCAGGGAATGGCTCGAAGTTCTCGACCATATCCCCATGCAAACGCTATCGAAATGCAGGTGGGCAAGATATTGGGATTTGGCAGCGACCGAGCCAAAGAAGGGAACCGACCCCGACTGGACAGTGGGCTGCTTAATGGCACAGAGTCCGCAGGGCGTCTATTACGTTCAGGACATAAGGCGAGTACGCAAGACCCCAGCAGGCGTTGAGGAATTGATAAGGGCTTGCGCGCAGGTAGACGGCAGGGGAGTCCCGATTTACATGGAGCAGGAACCAGGCGCGAGTGGAGTCAACACCATCGCCTACTATATGCGAGTGCTGGCAGGGTACGACTTCCATGGAGTCCGCAACACTGGCAGCAAAGAGGTCCGCGCCAATCCTCTCAGCGCACAGGCAGAAGCAGGTAATCTTAAACTTGTGCGTGGCTTATGGATAAACGATTTTATCGACGAGTCCGAGGCATTCCCCTCCGGCGGACACGACGACCAGGTTGACGCAGCGGCCGGGGCATTTGAAGGCCTCACTGGCAACGTAGAGGCCGAGAGGATAGAGATATTCGATGCTATGAAACTTGTGCGGATGGAGGACTTATGAGGTGCGAAGTCTGCGGCAGCCTGAATCTCTCATTACATTACGAGCCCAGCTTAACGACCAATGCTTTTGCCTATACCAGAGTAGTCTGCAACACTTGTGGCGCGGGCACTTATTACTATCCTCCAATCATTACATGGAAGCCCAGCTATCTCAGAGAGGTGACGCATGAGTTCACAATGGTTCAGGGTTAGGTCTATTCACTGTCGAGTATGCCTTTGTGGAGGCGGTACACTGGTCAAGGTCGAGAAGGACATCTATCAGCACAAAGACGAACGCTTCTGCAAGGCAGCGAAAGTACAGCAGAAAAGATTACAGCAGCAGCTCGATAACCGAGCGGTACTTATGGCAGGTGTAGCCCCGGCATGAGGAGTACATAAATGACCGAAAATAACTTTGACCTCGACATCTTAATCAAAGAGGCAACCGCCATTGTTGAAGATGAGCTGAAGATTGAAGATAAGGGCTGGATAAACCTGTCGAGTCAATCTGGAGATGTCATATCGGCCGACGAGCGAATCCTCACCGTAAAACGCTCTCGAATCTATTATTACAAAGACCCCTTGGGAAAGCAGGCGATTCGGCTCTGGACTGATTACACTTTCGGCAGCGGTATGTCGAACTCCGCAGAGGAAAAGACGCAGGAAGCCCTCGATACTTACTGGCTCGCAAAGCAGAACCAGAATATCCTGTCAGCTCGCGGACAGCGCAAGTCCTCAGACAAGCTCCTCGTCGACGGCGAGGTATTCTTTGCCCTGTTCTTAGGCGCAGGTCCCGAAGATATTACCATCCGCAGAATCGACCCCCTCGAAATCATCGAGCTGGTCGCGAACCCCGAAGATAAAGAAGATGTGCGATTCTACAAACGCTCTTGGTATAACTCCGCAGGCAAGGCTCAGACCGAAGCATATTATCGAAGCCATCTGAATATCGAGAACACACCATGTCCCGACAGTTTAGGGACCGAGCGCAAGGCCGAGGAGGGTAGCGCGATAGTCTACCATCTGGCATATAACACGATTGGGCTGCGCGGCACTCCCCTACTAACCCCAGCTCTCGACTGGATTAAGCAGTACAGGCGGTTCCTTGCGAGCCGTGTGGCAATCATGCTGGCTCTGGCTAAGTTTGCTTGGCGACATAAGTTGCAGGGGAACGCCGCCTCCGTAAGTGCGATACAAGGAGTTATAGAAGGCAAAGAGGTTCCTGCTGGGTCGAACCTCATCGAGAACATGGCCATTGATACCCAGCCCATCCGCACAGACTCCAACGCTCGAAATGCCTATGATGACGGGCGGATGCTCAAACTGCAGGTCGCCGCTGCGGTCGGTATTCCAGAGCAGTATTTTGGCGACATCTCTATTGGCAACCTCGCGACCGCAAAGACCGTCGAGCTGCCCATGATGAAGATGTTCCAATCCTATCAAAAGATTTGGGCAAACGCTTATCAGGATATGGACGAGATAATATTTACACATCTCGGAATTGACGAAAAGAACTGGTATGTAGACCGCGACTTCCCGGCTATTGCCCCTGAAGATGTAGCCGCGGCAGCTTCAGCCATGGCTCAAATCATCTCATCGTTCCCTGACTTCGCGGACGCGCGCGATGTGCAGCAGCAGGCACTTATGACTCTCGGAATCAATGACACGGCCGAAGTCCTCGACGAACTGGAGAAGATAAGCGCGGAAAAGAAAGCGTTCAAGAAAGAGCAGTTCGGCAACCAGCCTCCGCCAGTAGCAGGCGCGGTTCCTAACCCAGCCCTGGCTATCGCGAATCCCGAAGCTAATCTGGTTCAGGCTATACGGCAATACAATAAATATCTGAAGGAGGTCAGTCGTGGCGGAAACGGAAACAGTGACGGGAAACAGTGATGTCTGTACTAACTGTGGTGGCAAGGGCTACGTCGAGCGAGAAGCAGGGTTGGTACGATTAAGATGCGGATGCAGAGTTCCAGTGAAGAAGGACAATGATGCAAAAAATAATCATGGCGCTAGACGAATTGCAGGAGCTACTGGAGCAATCGATTCCGGCAAACCCAAGCGCAAGAAAAAACGACGTACTCGCAAAAGCTCTCGAAAGTGACCTGCGCGATTACTTCAAGGCGATAGAGCAAGCCTTTCCGTTTCATCGCCTACAGGATTTGTATTATAAATATGTTCCGCAGGAAGGATACCCGATTTAATGCCTCTGCCCAATGACATAGGCTGGATAATTGAACCAGTGATAACTGTGTTCAATAGAGAGCTCAGACAGAAGATGTTCAATCATCTGGTCAAGGTCTATATATCTGGCTCGGCGGAGATGGTTCAATACGGCACGACCAAAGGAGGGAAGCCGATATTTTTCGAAGGACCACCCACGCAGCAGGCTATTGAGTATGCGACGAAGCATTGCGCCACTCTCGTTGTCAATCTCGATAACGAAACAAAGAAGCGGTTGGCACAGGTTATTGCCGACGGCATCGAGAATAAGCGCGGCATCCCCGGCATAGCGCGCGACTTACGCTCTCAATTCGAGGAGATGTACGCTTACAAGGGCAGGGCAGAAGTTATAGCTCGAACTGAAACTTGCGACGCGCTGGAGCAGGCCTTCATGGACAGGGCAGACGAGCTTGGGTACGATGCCAAAGAATGGGTGACGTTCGACCCCTGCGATATATGCGCTGGGAATGAAGAAGAAGGCGTTGTGCCACTAGACCACGTTTACTCATCTGGCCATGTCCGACCTCCTGCTCATCCAAATTGCAGATGCGCGCTCGCTCCTGCGCTACTGGGCAAGACAAAAGAATCCCTGAAGGAAGGAGGCGCCGGGTCAGGCTTCTTCGGACACGCAGGTAGGCCGGGGGAGCTGGGTGGCTCCACTGGCGAGGGTGGAGGAGAGGAGGACAGAGAGAAGGCAGGGAGCAAACTATCGACTAGGGCAGACAGGGCAAAGGCCAGCCATGTGACCTCTACGCAGGCAGTCCAGAGGCAGGCTGAAGATAACGAGCCCAAAGTAGCCGCGGCAACTAAGGGCAAACAATCCGGCGACAATGACCCCTTCGATGTGATAGCAGGCGAAAACGCGGTCGAGGTCAAGACGATTGTGCGCGGCAAGAATGACAAGATAACCATGCACCCGCCGTCGCTCGAAAAGAAGATGGCCTTTGCCGGAGCTGCAGGCCTGAGAACCCACACAGTTGTTTTCGACGACCGCGTGGGCAAGGTCTACTACAAAGAGGGCGTCGGCAGTTTCCGTTTAAGCTCAATGCAGGAAGTCACGATAGACCAGTTAGGGGAGCTGATTAAATGAGCTATCAACTATACGACGCGAACGGTTATGTTGCCGACCTTGCTACAGGCAAAGGGCTTAATGAACTGCTCGACTTCTTGCGTCAACAGAAGGACCCGGTCGTGAAGAAGCTAGGCCGAGAGCTGTGGGTTGCAGTTACTCCAGAGGCGTTGAAGGCTATAAAAGAAATCCCCGAACCGAAGAAGGCCACACTCGCCTCTACACTTGCAGGATTAAAGGCCAATGCGTCGAAGTGCGACGAAATTATTATCATTGGAGATGGGGTGAACGAGGAGGGATAGAGCGCAATTAGCGCAGATAGGAGCAAAATGTCGACAGGAGAAGTAGTCACGATAATTGTAGGGGTCACCGAGGTACTTATCTTTATTGGTCTTGTTGTCTATGCCATTAGGGGGACAGGGAAGAAGGAACAGACCAAAGATGATGCCTCGATAGACCTCAGAGAAAAGTATACTGAGTGCTGCCAAGATGTCGCATCTATCAGGTCGGAGATGAAAATAAACGCCAAGGCTACTGATACGGCTCTTGTTCTATTGACCGAGAAAATGACAGCTATAGCTCTTACCTATGGTCAGAAGATAGCGTGGTTGGAAGCTAAAGTAAACGGAATGAAGGAACATGGATAGAAAATGTACGAATATAAGGCAAAGGTAATCGATGTCATTGATGGCGACACCATTGATGCCGAGATTGATTTGGGCTTCGATATTCATCTTCGCATCCGTGTTAGGTTGGCAGGAGTAGATACGGCTGAAACCCATTCCAAAGACCCTGAGTTAAGAGCAAAGGCTCTGGAAGCAAAGAAGTTTACCGCAGAACGTGTAATGGACAAAGATATAATAATCAAAACCATCAAGGATAGAAAAGAGAAGTTCGGTAGGTATCTTGCAGTAGTAGTCTATTTAGAGGGCGATACCGAGAAGATATTAAACGGCGAATTGATAGCCGTTGGGCTTGCCCAACCATACGAGGGCGGTAAACGATAACAAAGGAGGTCAGATATATGTCAGAGGTTAAGGAAGTCATTAAGCATGAGGGCGACAAGTGGATTCTCTACAGCGCGGATGGCACTAAGAAGCTGGGAGAGTTCAATTCCGAGGAGGAGGCCAAGAAGCGAGAGGGGCAGATAAACTATTTCAAACACCAGAAGGAAGCTCTGCAGCGCGAATATTCTGACCTTGTATTTGAGTTCGGGCAGCGCAACGCTAAGTCGCTGGAGCCGCAGGTCAAGAAGCTCATGGAATGCTGCAAAGATGTGCTCGATGGCGCAGACGAGAGCAGGATTGACACCACTTTAGAAGAAACGAAGGCGATGTTGTTGCTTCTTCGGGAGCAAACCGTCTCAAAACTTGAAGAAGGCGAGAAATATCCTGCTCTCGCTTATGCCTATACACCCGATGTAAACAACCCGACCAGTTGGAAACTCCGCTTGTGGGAGGGGCCGCAGCAGCAAGTTACCAAGACACAGTTGAACCGAGCTGCGGCTATGTTGTCGCCGGGTGGACTTGCAGGGCAGAAGGCACAGATACCTTTCGAGGCTTTGGCCGAAGTCAAGCGCAAGATACGAGCCGACTATGCAAGGCTCGGCGTCGCCGATGAAGATATTCCCAAATGGGTAAAGGAGAACGAAGTGAGAACTCTTATTTCTGAATATACCCCTCTGGCCGAGGCAGCGATAGATGCCAAGGGCAAGGCGCAGGTCGTGATAATCAAGCCGGGATTTAATGCTACGAAGGAACGGTTCTATCCGGCCGAGATGCTGGCCCGAGACTATAAGGTTTTCGAAGGCGTCAAGATGTACGCTGACCATCCAACCGAGAAAGAAGAAAAGGAACGTCCTGAGAGGTCGATAAAGGATTGGGTTGCTACTCTGTCCAATGTCAGAGTTGGCGAAAGCGGTGCAGTCGTTGGAGACAGCACAATCATCGAGCCTTGGATGCGCGAGAAGATGTCTGCCCTGCGTGATACGAATATGCTCTCAGAAATGGGAGTTTCTATCAATGCAGTCGGGACAGCTTCGAAGGCAGAGATACAAGGCCATAAGACTGTGCTAATCGAAAGGCTCGTTAGAGCTCGGAGCGTGGATTATGTGACGGAAGCTGGCGCAGGTGGCGGAGTCACATTCTACGAATCGGGAACGGATGCTTCGCTCGATGTCGACATAGTTTCATTGGAGACATTGAAGGACAGGCGACCCGACCTTATTAAGATACTGGAATCAGGTATCAAAGCAGAAACACAAAAGGAGGTCCGAGCAAAGATGGCTTTAGAACAGGAATTAGCTGAATCCAAAGCCCGCGAGGAAGCCCTGACCAAAGAACGCGATGCTCTGAAAGGCCAGATTGAAAAGGCGGAGCAAGAAAAGGTGGTAGCTGCTGCCCAAGCCAAGATTACCGAGGCTGTGGGCAAGACAGACCTTCCCGATGCCGCGAAGAAGCGGCTCGTGGCGAAGTTCTCTGGAGCTGCCAGCGATGAAGGTGTAGCCGAAGCAATCAAGACCGAGACTGATTATATCGCAACCATCCGTGAGGCTGGCAAGGTCAAGGGTATGGGTGATACGCCCGCTGACCCGAAGAAAGCCCACGAAATACTCGTTGAGAGCTTCGTGGCTTTGGGTCTGAGCAAAGAACAGGCCGAGATAGCCGCCAGAGGGCGGTAAACCGAACCATTAAATAAACAGGAGGAAACAAGAATGCCTTATGACATGACTGGTTATTCCGCTGGAGATGAGATTTCCAGCACCTATGAAGGCCGACACGTTGATGTTTTGGAATCTACGATAGTTCACCCTGTTCATGGTGACGGATTCGTAGACCATGGCGACCCTGTTGTTTTGGGCAAACTCGTTGGGGTTGCCTTCACCAGCGCAATAGCAGCGACAGACATAATCGCCATCGATACCGAAGGGATATGGGCGCTGTCCGTCGTGGCCTCAGATGCGGCCGGGAACTCTCCGGTAGCAAGAGGCGACCGTATCTACATAAACTTCAGCGATGGTATTCTGAGCAAAATATCGACCCCAGCAACGAACATACCATTCGGTATTGCGCTCTCGACGCTAACGGCCGGAACCACTGGCATAGTAGCTGTGAAAGTCCATCAAGCCCCTGACAGTCTAGGACAGATTGCCGTCCTGACATCTCAGGAACTCGACCATGCAGCTTTCACAGACGGCACAGGCACAAGTGGTTACATAGACTTTACTACTGGCCAACTGCCTGCAAGGGCGCTGGTTCTTGGTACTTCCGTCAATGTGACCGAGGCGTTTGCTGGTGATACCACCGGGATTATTCAGGTTGGCGTCAGTGGCGATACAGACAGGTTCTCGTTGCCCACCGACCAATCCGTGTATGCCATAGCGCGTGTAGCCATGAACGCTGCGACCGATGCGATGGATGGATTCGCTGCAGCTCAAACTGTTCGGGTTACGATAACAGGCACCGCAGACTGGACAAGCGTAACGGCTGGCAAGTGCTTCGTGTCCATCTACTACATACCGCTTGCCTAACCCGAAACCGAGTCATTAAAAAACTAGGAGGAAATTAAATGCCAGAATTGATGAAAGTCATGGAGGACTGGTCTGGTTATCAGTCACTCCACGAGACCAAAAGACCCGAGGATTGGGATAAGAGGTTAGCCGAAACCATAAACCTGCTCTCGAATAAGCTGGGTCTACCGCGCCACAAGCACGAGTTCCTTATGCGCGAGGCGCTGACAACCTCTGACTTCCCTTATCTGTTCGGCGATGTGCTGGACAGACAACTTCTCGCCTCATATAAGGCGACCGACCCCGTGTGGAAGGCGTTTACGAAGATGTCCACGGTGAGGGACTTCCGAGTGAACCGCAGGTTTGCCATAAGCGGAGGCGACCAGCACCTTGAGCAAGTGCCGGAGAAAGGCGAATATCCTGCTTCCGACCGGGACGAGGCACGATATAACCTTCAGGTCTACAAATACGGGCGCCAGTTCGACATTAGCTGGGAGGCCCTTATCAATGACGACCTGAACGCCTTGAAGGACACACCGGAGAGATTTGCCAAGGCCGCTGCGAGAACCGAGCACCGAATCATAACAGGCTTGTACTGCAATGACGTCGGAACTCACGCAGCAGGCAACCTGTTCGACCACACTACAGCAGGCGCGCTGAACTGCGTGGTAACTGCCCTGAGCATCATATCGCTGGAGGCAGGCGTTCAGTTCATGCAGGGCTTGACCGATGTAGGCGGAGAGCCGATTTACAATCGGCCAAAGTTCCTTGTGGTTCCTCCCGGCTTGGAGTTCACGGCAAGACAGATTCTAACCTCTGCAAACAAGATGTGGCTGGCAGAAAGCATTGACATCGACGGAACTATCGGCTCTGTGCCATATCCGACGAACAACGTCATAGCACAGTGGGGATTGCAACTCATCGTTGACCCCTATCTGCCCATCTTCGACGCGACCAACGGACAGCGAGGTTGGTACCTGTTCTCTGACCCTGGCGACATAGCAGCCCTGGAGTTTGCACATCTGGCAGGACACGAGAACCCCGAAATCTGTATGAAGATGTCGGACAAGGCGACTGTTGGCGGCGGAGCGATTAGCCCCTTCTCTGGCGACTTTGCCACTGACAATGTGTTCTACCGAGTTCGGGTTGTGGCCGGAGCCTGCAAGCTCGACTGGAGAGCCTGCTATATGGGAGGCCATGTCTAACCATTAAGGTTGTAGTCAGGAGGTAGGTATGGCAAATCCAATCATAGAATATGGCTTTAGATGGACGCATCTTATCACGACAGCCCAGGTATCAACGTCAAGAGGGATACTCCATTCTATAACCATAAACCGACCAGACCCACACGCGGGAGGAGTTGTAACCGTTTATGACTCGGCAGCAGGAGTGACGGCTGATATCATCGCTATTATAGCGATGGACTCAGCGTTGTTTGTAGTCCCGGCAACCCTGATTTATGATGCCGAGTTCTTAAATGGGTTATATATTGCGTTTGATGCAGCGACAACTCTAGGAGATATAACGGTGAGCTGGAAATGAAATCAGGCTGGGGTAGAGAAACTGTGGCTTCCTCCTTCCCCACAACCTATCCCAGCCAATCCTAAAAATCAAATGGAGGTAAAAACAATGCCCAAGACTTTCGGGGAAATGACCCTAACCGAATTGGATGCCGAGTTGGCGGCTTGCATGGACGCGCAGCTTAAACTCAAACAGAAGCAGCGTGAGATTCAGGTGGAGCGTTCCAAGAGGATAGCAGAGGCAGGAGCCGACAAGCTGATCGCCACACTATCACCCGACCAGAGGGAAGCTCTGTCAAAGGCACTCGGCAAAGTCTACGTCGAAAAGACTTAGGAGCCAATAATAATCACAACGGAGGACAAAACATAAATGAAAGAAAAACTTGCGACAATGTTAAAGTGGGAGCCCTTTTACGACGTCCGACATCTGCGGCCGATGTGTAGAATCTCGCCAGAGGGTATGTGCGAGGTCGGAGGTTACGAGGATCTGTGGATTGAGCCTCATCCCGAAGGCAATATCCTCGTAGACACTGGAGAAATGGCCCTCTTATCTGCCTTCTTCGCGACAGGTATGAGCAATTATGGCGCACCTCCAGCAAACATCTATCTTGCGCTTGATGCGCGTGCAGTCCCGGCAGAGGCCGATACCTTGGCTACTCTATCGGGCGAGGTTAAGGCTCTTTCGGGTGGTGCTCGTATCGCTTTGTCAACGGCTGGTACTGGTCTGAGTGGTCAAGACTTCTATATCAACCAGCCAGCCGCGTACTACAGAGCTGATTCAAAGACGGTGGAGTGGACGGCAGGTGAGAACTTCACGGCAGTTCTCAACCTTAACCTCGTCACCGATGCTACCGCTGTAGTAGATGGTGATGACGACCATCTGATTTGCACAAAGGCTCTGAGCGCGAGCAGGACTCTGCTGACAGGAGATAAACTTCAAGCAAGTATGTACATTGGCCTTTCTGAATGATTGAACTAATCCCCAACCTTTAGAGAGAGGGAAGGTGTGAGCCTTCCCTCTCGGCTTGTCAGAGTAATTCGAATCCGAGTAACCTAAAGTATAGCGTGGTGAGAGGGGGAGCAATCCCCCTCTCAAGCAGGAGGCAGTTATGGCCAGAGGAGATATATTTACAGATAAGGTATCGGTTGCCGATGATGCACTTATGACCATAAGGCCAACGAACGGACAGGAAGCCTCAGTCCATAATATCGGCTGGGCTTTCCCCGGTACAGACCCAACCAAAGTAGAAATATACCGCTGTGATGGTACGAGTGATATGCTGATTGCAGATTACAATACTATGGCTGCACTCGGTTTATCTAACGGTATGCTATCCGTCGTATTTCACGTTACCTATAACGATTATCTGAAAGTCAAGAATGTAAGCGGCACTACAGGATATGGCTTTTGGGATGGCGTAATAACTAAAGAAGCATAGGAGGCCTGCCATGACTACACCGAATGGGGGCAACGGCTTAGAACACCACATGAAGGAAGAACTCATCCGAACCAAGAGCGCAGTCAGGGTATTTCTGACCGTAGTAGGCGGTGGAGTAATGTTTACCATAATTTGCTATGGTGCTCTCTGGATGCACGACAATGAGGCTGCAATAGCTGGTATTGCCATTGGCAATACTCTTGTGGCGTTCTGGTTCGGCGAGAGGGCAGCGCGAAAGCAGAATGGAGGTTAATATGGATAAGCTATCGAAGCTGCTTATAGTATTTCTGTGTGTGCTTCTGTGCTTGCTTATCTTTGCTATCAGTCCTATCGTTAGCGCTATCGTCAATCAGCCCCAACCTCAAGCTGCCCAATGGGGATATTTCGGAGTATCTGGCGGTGGTATAGCTCCCTCTGAGACTGCGGGAGGCTCGGACGGTGCTGCTGTAGAGTTTGCGGGAACGGCAGCTACTACGCTGTGGATGGGTTCGTTTGATTTGTCTGATGATGTAGACGAATCCTTCGAGTGGAGTGCATGGCTACCAGCCGACTATGCTAATGGCGGCGCACTCAGCGACCTTCGGTTCTGCTGGATAACTGATGATACAGACTTAGGCACTATCGAGATTGAGGTACAGGCTAAAGCGGTAGGAGATGGTGATTTAGTGAGTGTTGCTTATAGCTCTGCGGTAGTTCAAGCGGACACTTCCAATGGCGCAAACAAGATGAATATAGTTACGTTCGCCAACTCTCTTGTTCCAGCTAACTCACCGCAAAGGGGCGAGGCACTGGTGCTGAGATTCCTGATTGACGAGTCTGATAGCACAATCAATACAACGGTGTATTTTAACCTACTTCAGTTCAGGTATCCGAGGGCAGGATGATGAATAAATTAAAAAAGAACTGGTACGCACTATTTACCCTCTGTATGGTCTTGGCAGTCCTAGCCTCTGTGCTGCCTGTGCAGTGGCAGTTTGGGGCAGAGGTGGCAGAGGCAACAGATACAACGATACAGCCCTCCACAGATGATGCAATGGTTTTCCAGTATGCACCTACTACCAACTATGGTTCGGGTGTGTATATGTTGCTTTATGATGGTGCTGGTTTTGTCTTCCGTGACCTCTTGAAATTCTCTACCTCAACGATTCCAGATGAAGCAACGGTTACTGCCGCCACAATGAGTGTTTATCTCTACCAATATGAAGGAGCCGCTGATGCCGCTAAGGAAATTAAGTGCAAGAGAACAACTTCGGCATGGGCAGAGTCAACAGTTACTTGGAATACAGCCCCTACTGTTACAGATACAGACCAGGCTACGGGGAATACAATCCATGCTAGTACAGGATGGGTAACTTTTAATGTTTTAGCTTTGGTGCAAGATGCTATTGCAAATCGCAGCGATGTTCTTAGCGTTAGACTGAGTTATACTACGGAGACAGGAGGAACTTCTGAGCCGTATTTCTATAGCTCGGAAGCTACAGGGTATGAAGCATATATGCCGAAGTTGGCAGTTACTTATAGTTATTATCCAACGGTCTCTACCCTTGCCGTATCTTCAATAAGTTCGACGTCAGCTACTTTTAATGGTAATGTAACTGGTATCGGTACTGGGAATATAACCAACCCCGCCTTCCTGTGGGATATTGTAAGTCGTTCTTCTCCTGCACATTTAGCCCCTGCCAGTGCTGGATATGCGAATTACTACATAGGTAATACAAGTAATTATGGGGTTGGAGCTACATTTAGTTATACTCCTGTCATAGGTAATCTCACAACAGGATTAACTTACTATGTCAGAGCAGGCGGGACCAATGCTGATGGGTATTCATACGGTGATGAAGTTACCTTCGTATTACCAATATCTCCGTCCCTGGTAACAACACTATCGGCAACAAGCATTACCAGTTATTCTGCGACACTAAATGGTAATATTGTTGATTTAGGGGCTACCATCCACAATGGGGCAAGTCTGCTTAAGGCGCGCTTTCCTGCGGAAAGATATGCTGGCACAAACGATAGGACTTACTTTGCTTGGACTGATACGTCTATCGGCAACGGTACTGTGTGTGTGAACTTTTACGACCATGATTCAGGATTACTTGGCACACCTGTCTATATAGGTAACAATACCGATGCAAACGCTCACAATAGCCCAGACATTCATGTTATTCCTTCAGGAACCTATGCAGGGTATATTTTGGTATCGTGGGGAGATGATAAGAATTATTTGTATGTTCGGAGAAGTTCTGCGATAGAAGATATATCTGCATGGTCGAGTACGCAAACCTTAGATACGGTTACTGGAACGTATCGGCAGATGATTCATATAGGAGATGGTAAAGAAGCGTTATTTGAGCAACATTATGCGGGTTCTGACATTCAGACCATAGGATATAGGCTTACAAGTGATGGAGGGGAGAATTGGGGAAGTCTTGTTACAGTAGTGAACTTCGGAACTAATTATTGGTGTTATCCTAGTGTTAAATCTAATGGGAATACAACTCACATCGCTTGGCATATCGCCCCTTTAGGCGTCACTCCTTATTACTCCAATGCTTACTATGTGTATTCCGCAGATAATCTTGCTACGTGGAGAACGCAAGGAAGTTCGACACCAATTACACTTCCTGTGGAGGTGGGAGAGGCAGAAGTGGTTTATACCCATACAGGTACATGGGTAGATGATATACAGTTAGATGGTGCTGGTAGTCCCGTAATATCTCTTGTCGAGTACGTTGATGCTACAACTGGTCTAGCAAAGTGGGCGCGTTATGATTCTGGCTGGTCGGTTCACACTACAGGAGTCAACACTGTTACCTATGGAAACCTCATAGCATATAACTCGGGGGTATTTATTGACCCCTATGATACTACTCATGTTTATATTGGAGTTAAGAGTGGGACTGTATCTAACATCCAGGAGTGGCACACTACAGACGGAGGCACAACCTGGGCTAAGGTTACTGATATCACTACTAACTCACCTGCACTTTATGATGAACCTCGACCAGTCGTGAATTATAATTCTAACTTGAAGTTGATTTATAACCTGATAACTTCATGGACTAGCTATACTTCATATATTTCCACTATTAGGTCTTATCCTTATGCTATCGGTATTCCTCAAGGTAATTTTACTGAAGTTGCGTTTGTGTGGGACTCTTTGAGTCGTGGAGACCCTGGAAATACCAATCATGCCAGCACGACTTATGCTGGTAATTGGGGGAGTGGGGTTGTTAGCTATGGTCAAGGTCAGACTTTCAATTATAGTGGTAATTTCACATTTCATACTATTTATTTTAGAGCAGGGGGGTGTGATTCAACAGGAATTTGGGTTTATGGCAATGAGGTACAGCTTAATCTTCTTGTAGACATCTCCAACACTCCCAGTTCCCACAACTACGGTGTCGTGCAGCCAAACACTACCGTATGGGGCAACGTAGCAGACCCAGGAGCGACTATAGATGCTGGAGAATGTATAGGGAATACGACCAGCCACTCTAGTTTTACCCTAGATGCCATTACAGCCAAGATTACGGACTTCTCCGATGGTACGAGCATCAACATCGTCTCAACCTCCCCAGCAGCCAAGGAAGTACGAGTAACCCTATTCTATGCAGGGCAAGGTTCAGGTGAGGGTCTTATCCTGACTAATGCAGCCCAGGATTTCTCTACGACTGTTGCTGCCGATGAGGAAGTATTATGGGAGTTGAAACTGGAAACAGGCAATTCTCTTACTGCGAGCATTTACACAGCCACGCTTACCTTCGAAACTGACCCTGCGGGGGATAGCGAGACTGTGACGATAACCTTCACTGTTCTGGGAGTCCATAGACGCAATGTGTCTGTATCAGGCGGGGGAATGATTTACTAAGATGCTCGACGAGTTTGGATATGCCATAATAACCGATATAGATGAGTTCGGTTTTGCTGTAATTGGGCATCTCACAGAACGTGGCTATGCGGTTCCGCTTGTAGTCTATGTCGAGACTGGCCTTGAAGTTACTATCGTCACGGCTCAAGGCGAGACCGAACAAGTTACACGTTCGGAGACCGCTAAGACCCAAATAGTAATAGCCGCGCAAGGCATTACTGAACAACGCATAGTCTCGGAAACTGCCAAGATACAGGTATTAGTAGCCGAACAAGCGATTATCCTTCTGATGACTCGACTCGAAACTGAAAAGACACAGGTAGTGTTGGTAGACCACGACCTGCCCACAGTTCTTATCATCCTAATAGAGACAGCCAATTTACAGGTTATATCTTGTGAGCAAGGCATTAGTGCGCAGCTTACGCGAGGCGACCTCGCGCTCCTGCAGTTAATTCTCGCAGCCCAGGGGGAAACTGGTTTAATCACTAGACTTGAAACAGGCAAAATCATTGACGTTATTGTAGCGCAGGGAAGTTCTGTTATCGGCACATTCCTCGACACCGCAAAACCACAAACGATTCTAGTAGGACAAGACGAAGCTGACCTTGCGATATTTCTTGATACGGCAAAGCCCCAAATCCTGATAGTCAGTCAGGGAGAACTCGATGGGCTGAGTCGAGTGGAGTTAGGACTTACGCAGCTAATCATAGTCACCCAAGGTGTTACCAGTCGCGTTGATTTCTACGATACAGCCAATACTCAAATCATTACAGTCGAACAGGGCAATATCGATACTCAGGAAATGTTCGACTTGCTGATAAAGCTCATTTATATTAGGGCTTCTCAGGCGATAGAGATTTCTCACATAATGCCCGAACCTACCGGGCAGATAATTCTCGTCGAGATGGGCTTGCCAGTAGGCGGCTATCTCTTTGCTGAGACTTCTCTGGAGCAGGTCGTTCTTGCGATAAGCGGTGAGGGAGACTGGCGTGCTTACTATGACCTCGAACTGCTTGATATTATTATCGTCGAGCAGGGTGTTAGCACAGTCGTTACATATCTGGACAATCACGAACAAATTATCGTGGTAAATGTCAGCCAGCGAAATATCGGCCAGTTCTATCACCTTGAAATGCTCCAAGTGGTTCTTGTTGAAACTGGAGAATGGGACCATCTGATAATCTGGATTCCTGCCGCGGACGAGAGAGGCAAGGAGCAAGTAGTTCTCGTGCAAGCTGGAACGAGTGACATCGTTATTATGATGGACCAGCTCTACAGTTATGACGAGGGGGAATACTTAGGACGCATCCAGACCATTCTCGTCACGCAAGGTTTGTCAGTCGACGAAGCCTACAAGATGGAGACAGGCAAGCTCCAGATAATTCTCGCGGTGCAATCCGAGGCCGACCTCCAATCCATGACTGATATTGGCAAAGATATTATCATTCTTGCCGCGCAGGGACTAACCACTCTCATAACTCGAAACGAACTCGATAAACTGCAAATAATCTATGCAACTCACGGAGTTTCGGAGATTGCTGTCAGGTCGGAGTTAGACAAAGCTCTTGAGATAATGGTCGAGCAGATAAACTCTGACCTAGTGACATTCCTCGATACCGGGAAGCCCATAACCATAACCGCAGCGCACGACATCGTGGCAGGTATGCTCCGCATTGATACCGAATTGCTGCAGGTCATTCTCGCAGCTAATGACATCACATATCAGATTAATTATCTCGAAGCTATCTCCTCAATTCTTATTCTCACACAAGACGGACAGATTGATACAGCGATAAGACTCGACACCCAAAAGTTGCAACTAATCTTGGCTGAACAGGGAACCGCCGACCTGTTCATGGCAGGCGGGGAAGAAGTCGCGCTCATCATTATTAGTGTATCGCAGGGAATCCTAGATATGCAAACGGCGAATGAGCGTGATAAGGTTCAGGACGTCTTAGTAGCTCAGGGAGAATCCGACCTGCAACCTATGGTAGAGTTGGGCAAGCTCCAAATAATCCTCACTACTCAAGCGGAAGTTGACAATACTATTTGGCTTGATACGGAACGATTACAGGTCATTCTTGCCGGACAGGGGATAGCCTCTGGTATATCCCGCAGCGAGACAGGTCAACTGCAAATTATCTTGGCAGTAGATGGAGAGACAGAGACTCGTATCTTGGCAGAACTGGGGGCAGTAGTCACACTCCTTGCTGCTCTCGGAGTTTCAGACCTTGCAATCTTCCTCGAAACAGGGAGGCTGCAAATCATTGACGTTATCCAGCTAGTCTACGATGTGTTCATGGCAGGTGGCGAGGAAATAGCCCTCATTATAGTCTCTGTGGCTCATGGAGTTTCGGGAATCTTAACAGCCAATGACCTTAGTAAAGTTCAAGAGATTCTGGTCACACATGGAGAAACCGATGCGCGGGCTGCTGCCGAATTGAGTAAACTCCAAACTATAGTCGTTGACCATGCCGAGAGCGACAATGCGACTTGGCTCGAAGCCCCGCATCTTCAAGTAGTGTTGGGCGAGAACGGCATCCTGACGCCCTATGCCGTGTTCAACGATACGGCTAAACTTCAGGAGATTCTGGCAGCGCAGGGAGAGACAGATTTAGCTACTTTCTTGGGTGCTACTGGCCAGATTCTCATTATAGTTCAAGGCAATACTGACCTTGCCACGCGCTCGGAGACAGGCGCCCTTATCTTAATCATCGTAGACCAGACCATTACGATAGTCTATATTCCAGCTACACCTATCGAGGCGTTAGGTCAGATTATTCTCCTAGCGCAGGGAATAACTGATATAGCAACATTGAATGACCTTGCCAAGCTCCAAATTCTGTTCGGATTGCACACACTCGATGGTACACTCATCAAGATTCAAGACCCTCTGGTTCAGGTTATTCTGGCCGAGAATGGTATGGCCTTCGAGTACGTAATTGGAGAACATAAGGGGCAGGTTGTTTTGGTTCAGATTGGACAGGTCGCCTTCAATCAAACCATGATGGCAGACATTGGCCGACTCCAGATTATAAAAGCCATGGTAGGAATTACAGGTGAGCTTGGACAGTTCCGCAGGACGGTTCGCTGGTGGAGCAAGATGATAGAGACTCTGCTTAAAGAACATACGATTGCGACATGGAAGAAGGAACACGATATTCAGGTGCGGCGAGCTAATCGCATCTAGGAGGCTGTATGCAGGAACTAAGATTTAATAAGGGTGACTTCGGTTACAAGCGCAGGGTAATTGTGACTAACGATGATGATGTGGTTATTGACCTCTCTGCCGCAGGTCTAACTTTCAACTTCGTGGTTTGGAGTGAGTATGCTCCCGGTACTATTCTGTGGAATGTTGGTGTGGACCTTGTTTCTGGTATTGCCGGAGAAGTAGACGTTGATATAGTTGCTGGAGATTTCAATGTGGCTGGAACTTACTTGGGAAAGATCAGAATCTATGATGCCCTAATCAGCAAAGAAGGCTCGAAAACTGTACGAGTCGTTGTGGAGGAAAGCGCATGACAATATCTAATATCGACTTGGTACGACTTCTGGTAAGCGATAATACAGAGGAGGCTCGGCACTTCTCCGACGGCCAGATACAGGCTTTCTTGACGATGGAAGGTGATATTGTTCTGCTTGCCGCAGCTCGAGCATTGGAATCGTGGGCAGCAAATCTTTCCGAAGGCTTGGAGTCCGAGAAGGTGGGAGACTATGCCTATACCAAGAAATCAGTCTCGAATAAGCAAGCTCTCGCGGAACAATATAGGCAGAGTTATCGCCAGAGCCTTGCAGATGCGGCTGCAGCGGCTAATGTCACTCCGGCTCTGGGCTGGGCAACGCTCGACCTTATAGGTGATACGGACAGCCAATACTCGGTGTGAGGTAACAGATTCGATGTTTACCATAGGCGAAATTAAGAAAGGCCTAGAAATAGGGCAACGAGAAAAATACAGAAAGTTTATCTGGCTCCCTTGCGAAATCTGCGGTAAGGAACGATGGGTTTCTATCGTTGGGGGCCGACCTCGCATAAAGCGATGTTTTCGTTGTACTCGTAAAGGTATAGTTCCGAGTGAAGCAACTAGATTAAAGCAAAGTTTTGCCACTCGACATAGCGTTGACCACACCTTTACTGATAAATATGGTTACGTTTGGGTTCATCTTTATAGGGAAAGTCCATACTATCCCATGGCTAGTAGAAGCAATTTAATCCAAGAGCATCGTCTGGTTATGGCTAAACATTTGGGAAGATGTCTAGCACCAACCGAACATGTTCATCATATTAACGGCGATAAAGCCGATAATCGAATAGAGAACTTACAATTAGTATCGCAGGCTAACCATAATTTGAAAACTTGTTTTTGTCAAAACTGTGAGATGCGCAAAGATATAAGGCTATTGCGCATACAGAACAAGTTATTGCTTGAACAGATTCGCAACCTAAATCTTAAACTCATGGAGAATCCCCATGTTTAACGACCTGCTGGTTTCTAGCTGTACTGTAAGGCAATACGCTGCGGCTACGGCCGATGCCTACGGCCAGCCAGTAAAGACATACCACGACCACCTGACGGGCCAGCTCTGCAGGCTCTCAGGGGCGCAAGCGCGAGAGTTCAAGATAGGTGCGGAAGTGGTTATCTCTGATACCAAATTATTCATCGGCGATGTGGACATATCCGAGCGCGACCAAGTGATAGTAGATAGCGTAACCTACGAAGTTCTATCTGTGATTCCCATTAAGGCAGGAACCGTCGAGAACCACCACAAGGAATGTTATCTGAGGCTTGTACGGTAATGGACGTTCGGTTTGAGCTCAAGACAAACATAAAACTGGAGCCAGTCAATAAAGCCGTCAAGGAAGCAGCAGAGCTGGCGATGAAGGAAGTAACTATCAATGTCCAGAATGATGCCGTAAAGTTCTCGCCATGGCTGACCGGGAATAATGCAAGGTCGATTACTTCCGAATACTTTGGCTTGTCGTCATTGATTTACTCGACATCAGGGTACGGCGGCTTTCTGGAAACTGGCACAGTATTTATGCACGCTCGCCCATACTTTTCTGTGGCACTAGGGCTTAATTTCACGCCGGAGATAATGGCCGAGTTGATAGCCCGATATTTGGGAGAAGCTAAATGAACGCAGATACCAATTCAATAATTAGAGCTTATCTTGTAACTCAGGCTACACTCACAGGGCTTATAGGAGGGGCTACGCCTCGAATCTACTGCCCTCGGCTACCAGAGGGGCATAGTTTACCAGCCGTGAGCTACTTCACGCGCGGGGGTACTCCGGAGAAGTACGTCAAGGAGCTTGTGAATCCGAGTGTTCAGTTCGACTGCTGGGCAACCTCTCCGCTGGGAGCCAGAACCATCTACCGGGCTTTGTACGACGTTCTGCATGGCGTAGAGAATCAGGCCGTGGTGATTGGAGCTGACACATTCTATATTAAGAGTGCATTGGAAGAAATCACGGGTCAGGACTTGCAGGACACGGACATTCCGACCTATTTCAGAGTCATAACTTTTTTTAGCTTGAAAATACGAGCTGCATAGGAGGGGAGAATATGACATAAAAGCAGAGAACTTAATATCCGTACTAAGCCGATGGGCTTTCAAGTTAGCAGAAAATATCAAAGGAGGAATCAAATATGGCAGACCAAGTAATGACAGTGACCCCGATGCTCAAGGCTGGAATCAGGGTAGATAATCATGCAAACGTATTGCATGGAAACGCTGCAGGCGCAGACTACTTCTACTTTGCCAATGATGGCAAGACCTTCTTGGCCATCGACTCGGCGACAGGTGATACCTATACCTTCACGGCGGTCACTTGTTCGCATGGGCGAACCGAGACTCTGGCAGTAGTAGTGGCCGCGACCGCGACCGCCATGATAGGTCCGTTTAGTCCGGGGGAGTGGAATGATGCGAGTGGTCGTGTCAAGTTCAAGCCCACGGTTGGGCAGGTGCTAGACCACCTTCTAGCCGTACAAGTACCATAGGCATAGGCAAATAATATTGGAGGGATGAAATATGGGAACAGTTGCAAACGTGCTGGTAGGGGTGGCCACGCTCTCGATTCGTTATCCTATTGGTGGAACATATACCGATGTAGGCTACACCGAGGATGGGGTAACAATCAGCTACGAACCTTCCTTCGCCTTTATTGAAGTGGAGGAAGAAGTCAATCCGTTGAAGGCTATGATTACCAAAGAGACAATCGAAATCACAGCCAATCTCGCAGAGTCCACTCTATACAACATGGATAAGGCATTTGCCGGGTCGGTGTTGGCCGGGCAAATCATATCCGTTGGCGGCGGAGTCCTGAAGGAAATGAGTATCAAGGTGGTGGGCAAGAACCCAGCAGGATTCAACAGGACGATTGAGTTCTACAAGTGCATCGCCTCTGGCCGGGTGGGTATGGCTTACAAGCGCGATGAAAAGACAGTCGTGCCTGTTACCTTCACAGCCCTAAAAGAGACCGGGCAAAACGTAATGACCCTGACCGATGCAACTTCGTAATAGAGAAGGGGGCGTATGGTAGAGAGAAGTGAGGAAGATAAACTTCTCAGGGCGCCAATTAAGGTAATCCTCGGCGGTGAGGAGTGGGACATTAACCCCCTGCCCATCGGCGAGTCGCGTAAGTGGCGAGGCAAGCTGGCCAAATTCCTGTCAAGGATGCCGGGATATGTCCAGCAAGCTAAAGTCACCACCGATTCACCAGATGAGTTCACGAAGGCCATAAACGATATGCTCGCGGTCATGCCTGATGATGTAGCCGACCTATTTTTCGGTTACGCCAAGGAACTTGACCGTGAGCATATCGAGGCTAGTGCGACAGACGCCGAATTGGGTAAGGCCTTCGGAGAGGTGGTGTCCTTCGCGTTCAGCCCTTTCGCAAAAAGCCTGAGCGAGAGCCTGACAAAACTCTCACGATAGGCGAGGCTTTTGAGTTCCTTCTGACCGAATGGGGATTGCCGCCGGACTACATAGTTGCAAACTGGACGGACGAACTGCTTGATTTAATGATTGCGAAGCTCGTTATCCGCAAAGATAAACTTATAGAAGCGGCTAAGTCCGGCGGTAATCCGAACCAAACAGTCTCGGATATGGAGCTATTCAGGCAGATGGGCGATAACATAAAGTGGGAGCATCAGTGATGTTACTCAAGAAGTCAATGCACCCTAGATTCAAAAATGCTCTGGCGCTATTGGCTGAGGGTAAAACAAGGGCTGAGGCAGCAGTAGAAATGGATTGCACCCGGAAAACATTTACTGAGTATGTGGGCAAGGGTGTGAAGGCGATGGGAGTACGCACAGTAGAGAGGGCTATGTATTTGTTAGCGGTGCGGCAGTACACTCAGAACAATGTGCTTGAAGTTGCTTTGACTCCACGTGAGCTTCAAGTGGTGAAATGTATGTCGGCAGGTTTGTCCAATAAACAGATAGGCTATGAGTTGAGAATGTCCGAGCAGACTGCCAAGAATCATTGCTCCCGTATATTCGGTAAATTAGGAATAGAGGTCGGAATCGGTAGCCGTTTAGTTGCAGTATTGGTAGCTCACAAATTAGGTCTTGTGGACGCATTTGCCATGATACAGCAAATGCAGGATGGTCAATATGAGGTTAAAATGCCTCAATTAAAGCGGGGGAAAATATAATGCCTATCAGTATTGGCGATGCTCTATTAAAGCTAGGCATTGATTTTGGCTCGTGGGATTCTGATATGGCCAAGCTCAATGCCGACCTCAAAGGTCTGCAGGAGCAATCAAAGCAAACTGCGCTTGCTTCGGCAGAGATGACCAAGGTAGGCGTCGCCATAACTGGAATTGGCGCGGCGATGACCGCGTTCTTGGGGTCAGCCGTTAAGGGAGCTGCCGATGAGGAAGCGCAGCTTATCAGGCTCTCATCAGTATTAAGTAATGTAGGAGTTGCTTATGATAATGTAAGAGGAGACATTGAAAGATATCTTACGGAAACTGAGAAAGCTACTGCCGTCAATGAAGATGAGTTACGCGAATCGTTAATCCAGCTCGTTAATATCACTGGTGATTACCAGAAAGCCTTAAAGCTCTTACCCCTCGCGCTTGACCTAGCCGCGGCAAAGGGAATCAATCTCTCCACAGCCTCTATGCTGATAGGTAAGGTAGCACAAGGCAATACTACGATGCTGGCTCGTTATGGAATTGTGCTCAAAGAGGGAGCCAGCGCGAGTGAAGCCCTTGCCGCAATACAGGCAAGGGTCGGTGGAACCGCCGAGAAGTATGGCAAGAGCACAGCCGGGGCGATGGCTCAAATCAAGAACTCCATAGATGCGTTGATGGAATCTATCGGATATGTGCTTTTACCAGCGGTCAAGTTTCTTGCGAACGCCCTCAGTACACTTATATCGAGGTTTAACAAGATGCCCGGACCCATAAAAGTTATGGGGGTCGCGTTGGCTGTTCTGACTGGAGCTTTAGCCCTGGTAATTGGCACATCTCTGATAATGATAGGCCAATGGCCGAAGATGATTCAGCTCTGGACAGGATTCAAGGCTATCGTAATGAGTTCGACAGTTCAGCTCATCCTGCATAAAATCGCTCTCGGGGCACTCACGATTGCTGGTACTGCCCTGCGTGGAGTCCTGACCGCACTTACAGCAGCTCAATGGCTTTTGAATCTTGCGCTGAATGCTAACCCTATCGGCATAATAATTACCGCCATCGGTTTACTTATTGCGGCTGGGATTGCTCTATGGCGCCATTGGGAGAAGATAACGAGTTTCTTTCAGAAGTCATTCAAGATTATTGGCGATGGTGTAAGCTGGCTTATGCGGATTCTCACCGGAGCGCCTACGCCTGTCAGGGAACTGACTGATGCGGAGAAGGAAGCGGCAGCAGCGACCAAGGCTCTCACGGAGGCGCAGGCTCTAAATGAGAGACAGCAAGAGGCATTAACCAGGGATATAGAAGCGGCTACTGATAAACAGGAAGGGTTTAACGCTGAACTTGAAGAAGCACGCGATTTATATGACTATACCGAGAGAAACGCTGCAGGATATAAAGACGAAATTGATGACCTGAATAGCACCCTGAAGACTCAGAAGAAAAGCCTTGCAGACGCAGAGGGCGAACTAAAGAAACTGCAAACAGCCTATGGTAATGCAGAGAAGAAAGTAAGTGATTTCGAAGACGCTATATCTGCAGCCAACGATAGGCTTGCCGAACTCTCCAGTCCTAGGCTGGAGGGGATGCAGGCATACGAAGACCAGATACAAGCAATCCAAGAAAAAATTGACCCATTAAAGGTAACAAAACTACAACTAGAGTTTCAGGGGTTTAACACCGAGGATATTGATGCTCAGATTGCTGCCCTTGAAAATCGAAAAGATATACTTGAAGCACAGGCGAATGTGGAATTCGGGCCTCAATTATATAAATTAAAAGAGGGTGTGGAGGATATACAGGGCGCTAATAGAGAGACCATCTTTGGTACTGTCTGGGACGAGATTCAAAAGATTGGAGCATCCCTGGCTCCGGGTGGTGAGTTAAGTGCGGGGTTAGACAATGCTATAAATGGCCCGGGCGGACTGATTGAAGCCAACACAGCACTCAATGCCCAGAAGGTGATTGTAGAGGATTATGCTGACGCAGTACAGGACACACAGACTCAACTTGATATCTTGAATGATAAGGTTGCCGAAATTCTAAAAACGCAAGCTGAAGGAATTGTGGGCTTAGAGAATAAATTATATTATTGCCGCCAGGCAGCGCGAGAGTTAACCGATGAACTTAATAGAGTAAAGGCAGCAGCAGAGGCGGCAGCGACAGCGGCGGCAAATGTTCCTAATGTTCCAGCTCCAACTTCTCCTACTGAGGTTCCCGGCTATGGAGCATACGTTACCCCTATGCAGCATGGTGCTATCGCTCTGAAGCCCACGCTCGCGCTTGTGGGTGAGAAAGAACCAGAAGCCGTCTTGCCTCTTGACAAGTTGGGCAATCTTTTGAAGGGTATGGTCAGTACCAAGCTGCCAGAGATAGTATTCCCATTCGAAAAACTAGCTGCTCTCTTGAGGGATGAACAATCGACCAAGCTGCCAGACTTCGTGTTTCCCATCGACGAGCTGGCGAGGAAGTTGAGCGATGCGCAGAACCCCATTCTACAAGAAGTCCGCAGCGTGCTAGATAAGTTCGCGAGCGTTTTGTCAGGAGGGCAGACTGCCCAAGCTCCAGCCCCGCCCTTTCCTTTACGCGAGTTGGCAGCTATATTGAAAGACGAGCAGGCTCCTCTTGCGCGCGAGATACGCTCTACACTCGATGAGTTAGCCACTTTATTGAAGCAACAGGAACCGCCAGCGGCACCCGACTTGAGTTTCCCGGTCGACGGTCTGGCGACCGCAATAAAAGAAAGCGGACCCCCAGCAACGACAGAGACTACTTTCCCCATTGATAAACTTGCAACCTTGATAGGTGATACCCAAACTCCAATAGTGGGCGAACTCCGTGTTGCTCTCGACAAGCTGGCAGGTTTGATAACAACGCAGAAGCAGCCGCGCGTTTCCGAATCCTCGTTTCCTTTGGCTGAACTGGCGGCATTACTGAGAGAGGGGCAAGTGCCGATAGTGCGCGAAGTCCGAGAGGCCTTCAGCTCATTGGCTTCTTTGCTGACCGAGCGACAAACTCCGGCCATGCCCGAAGTTGTTTTTCCTCTGGATAAACTTGCAGCTCTGATAACTCCGATGAATCAAACGGCTCCGGCGCAGACCATATCAATTAACGTCAATGTCGCCGAGATGGTAGTCCGAGAAGAAGCTGATATTCATAAGGTCGGCCAAGCGATGGTAGACACAATCTATTTACGACAGGGAATCAGAACATGAGCGTAGTAACCAAGATAACCGATGTCTCTATCTCCATGCAGAAGGGAACCTTCAAGGTCCATGATGCTATCGGGCAGCGAAGTACCGCGGAGTTCTGCGTGGTAGACCTGCTGGGAACAAAAAGCTATGTGAAAGGGCAGAAGGTTACTATCTATGATAATGACAACCTCATCTTCGGCGGATTTATTGATACTCCCGACCCCATAACGCGAGTCACCAAATCAACGTGTCTTTTGCATGGACTTAAATGTGTAGACTGGCATTATCTCGCCGATAAGAGACTGGCAGCAGAATCTTATCTAAGCCAAACTGCAGGTTATATATTCCAAGACCTCGTTACCAAATACCTGACCGCCGAAGGAATTACTGTCGGGTCTATTCAGGCAGGGTCAACGATTCTGGAAACAAGAGTGAATTATGGGCAGGTCAGCAAGGCATTTGACGCGCTGGCCGAGAAGTCGGGGTTTATCTGGTACATTGACAAAAACAAGGCAATCTGGTTCATCGCGCCCACCACGACCCCAGCCCCATTTGCCGTTTCCGCACTCGATATTATCAAGGGCAGTTGCCATCTGAGCAAGAGGAATCCGTCTTATCGAAACAGGCAATATATCAGAGCTGGCCGAGACACTACGCTGCAGCAGATCGAGACCCGAACAGGTGATGGCGTAACTAAAGCATGGGCGATGAGCTTCGCACTTAACCAAGTACCCATCTGCAAAATCAATACTGTGGTCAAGACCGTAGGAATCAAGGGTATAGATACAGGCAAAGTTTTTTATTGGACTAAGGGCGACCCGATTATATCTGCCGAGGTTGCACCAGCAGGTGGAGCCGCGCTGGAGTTCACCTATTATGGAGAGTACGATATTCTGGCCATGTCCGAAGATTTAACCGCACAGGCAACGCAGCTCGCCATTGAGGGCGGTACAGGTATCGTAGAATGGGTTGACGATGAACCGAACCTTAACACTAAGGACGGAGCGTGGGCGGCAGGCACTTCCCTACTGACTAAGTATGCCGTGATGGGCAGACAGTTCACCTTTGCGGTTTGGAAGTATGGCCTTGCGCCGGGACAGGTGGTAACAGTAACCTATCCTGCTTATGGCCTTAACTCTACGCCCCTGCTTATTGAGTCGATGGACATTACCATCCACTCAAAGAACCAATGTATCTATACGGTGAACGCCATTGAGGGGGCAGCACAGAAGGATTGGACTGCTTTCTTCAGCGCATGGCTTGACGCAAAAGAAGATATAGTAGCTCAGATTATGGTAGGGAAGCAGCAGGTTCTCGTAATTTCAAAGACACAATCCGACAACTGGAAGTGGGCGGAGGCGATAACACAGTCGCCCTTTGCGTGTCAGATTCCATCGGTAACTAACTATCCGAGCGCATCCAAATATCCTTGCTAACGAGGTAAGCATGAAAAGTGATTATCAATGGGCAACCAATGTCAGGATAACCAGCTTCGATTTGAACGGCAAAATCATCCATATCGCGGAGTTCAAGAACCTGCTAATGACTGTCGGCAAGAATATGATGCGTGATGTATTGGGTGGTGTGGTGACCGATGGCCAGATTAAATATCTCGCCGTGGGAACAGATGCAACAGCTCCAGCCATAGGGCAAACCATTCTGGTAGCCGAAGGGTTCCGCAAGATAACGACCTCGCGTAGTTATCCGAGCACAGGAGTTATCAAGACGATACATTATCTCTCGCCCGACGATGCGGTTATCAATATCAGGGAGATGGGTTGGTTTGCGGGGGCTGCGGCTACTGCTTCGGCTAACACTGGAATCATGATTGCACGAATCCTTTATAGCCGAAACAAAACAAACTTAGAGTCGATTACTGTTGAGAGGCAAGATTCTATCACCGAGGCCTGATTAGTTGCATGGTTTCAAGAAAGCGAGGATAACTAAATGGCTTACATTAAAAACAGCACTTGGGTCGAGGCAGCAGCACCGGGAATGAGCGCAGCAAGATTAAACAATCTTGAAACTCAATATGACTCAGCCATTCTTACAATTATGTGTGGTGATGGCTCAGATGGTGATATTACCATTTCGATAAACACTAACCTGACCCGCGATATGCAATATAATTCCTTGACAATCAATGGCGGGATAACCCTTTACACCAAAGGATATCGTATTTTATGCAAAGGTAGTCTTACCAATAACGGAATCATTGATAATAATGGCGGTGCCGGGGGTACTGGTAAGCTATTGCCGGGGGCAGGAGCACCATCGGGGACTTTAGGCGGTGGTGGTATAGGAGGGTTGGGGGGAGGTGGTGATGGCCCGACCTATGGGGGAGGTTCTGGGGGAGGAGGAGCGGGCGTAATACTCATTTCAGCCTTTAATATTGTGAATACTAGCGGTATTATTAGAGCAAATGGTGGACTAGGAGGCACTGGCGGTTCTGATTCAGGAGGGGGTGACGAGGTTGGTTCCCAGCCTGCATCTCCCGGTACTGGTTTTGGGAAGGGAGGAGGCGCAGGAGGGAACTCAACCGGATTTAATGGCGGAGCTGGCGGGTTGGTTACGCTCTCCACTTTAGCCTGTACGAATCCCATTCTAGCATTATTGTTGGTTAATCCAGATTGGGCGACGCCCTGTTGTGGTGGATCTGGCGGAGGTGGCGGAGGCGAGGATATTCCCACTGGCGGTTGCGGCGGGGGAGGGGGTGGTGGTGGTGGGCATATTCTACTTTTATATAGAACGGCTTCTTGGGGAAGCGAACTCGTAACTGGCGGAGCCGGTGGAAGTCCTCATGCTCCCGGCACAGCGGGAACTGCAGGAACAACGGGAACAATCAATAAAGTTACATGGCCATAGGAGGCATGATGAGAAAAGTTTTAATTTGCGAACACTTGACAGCAGAGATTCAGAATAGAGCCGACTTACTCGGTATAGGCGAATTGATTATAGGCGTACCGCCTATAATGGTCGGAGCAATAGGTTCTACCCCTCTACCAGTCGTGGTCGTTGAAAGTGCTACTCAGCCATATACATTCTTGCTCACGGCCAATGCTATGCTCATCAGCAAGGCAGAACTTGATGCACTCGTTGATTTGCCTGCAAGAACTCAGTTGCCATTTATAGGCAATCGTGTTACGACGCTGGAGCAGGTTATGACTACCAAGATTGCTCTTACTGACCCAAAGATAATTTTGATTGATACACTGAAAGCAGAGGTTGACCTCTTAAAGACAAAAGTTACTACGATAGAAGGGAAGTTGCCGAAGTAAAGGAGGAGCCATGAAACTCGTCAGACTTTCAGCACGAAATCCCGACCTCATTGACGTTTCCTCAGACTGGCATCAGAGTCCCTATGGTTTAGGCTCCGGCATAGTACGATTTCTTGGTATGGCCTTGCGCGAGAACGCAACCGCGATAGGGAACGGCGACTTATTCGACTTCGTGATTTACGGCTCGGATATGTACGAAGGCTCAGAGACAATCGACAACTTCAGACGCGCGCTCGGTGGTAATCAGTTTATCTATGTCTGCGGCAACCATGACCCTGATTATTTGGTCAAGCGCGTCTTTGGCAAAGACAAGAATATTATCATTGTGAATTCAGTCGATATAGATAACTGGCACTTTGAGCATGGCGATAGATTGGCTGTTGACTGGAGCTGGCTCAGGCCGTTCTATCTCTGGTTTGCTAAGATTGCATTACGGATAAACTACAAGCTCTGGTTTAAGTTCTGCGAGTGGCGTGGATGGAAGCGACCCGGCAAATATCATAACCCCAAACCATCAGGGACCGAAGGCGAATGTTATACCGACCTGACAGGTATCGTGTGGGGTAATGCCCTGAAAGAATCTCAATGCTGTAAGATGAACTTCTGTATCGGTCACACCCACACGGCCAGAATGATTTTATCGCCAGAACTTTACGGCTCAGTGGTTGACGACGGCGACCTGAACGACGGCTCTTATGCTCAGATTCTCAGAGGCCAGCCGTCGATTAGCTGGATATGTGGAGACAAGACATGAGTGAGTACCACGCCGAGGTCAGCAAGTGGGAACAGGTAAAAGAAATTATCTTCGGAGCCAGCGCGATAGGCTTGGCCATCTGTGTATATATAAATCTCGTTCTAATCTGGATATTTCACAAAGTACAAATCTATGAAAGCAACCGAGCAATATTGATTGTCGAGCTTTTGCTAATAACCACGATTATCATTCTTGGTTTGGAACGGTTCTGGAAGGATGCGACGGTCAGGGCATACATTAAAAAGATAATCAGAAAATAGTCCACACTCGATAAATGCATCTGCCCAGCGGATTTTACCGCTGGGCAGATTTTTGTTGTCCGACGGCACTCAGCGCCTATACAACGGCCTTGTGGGAGGGGCTACGCTCTCGCACCTATAGCCCCCCATCCAACCATACAGGGTGGGTCGCTAAAAGCCCCCAAATCGAATCCTACGGCCTCGTTTATCGTCGGCTTGCCCTATCCCCAAGCTGCCCCACACTCGAAAGCCTCGCGGTTCCTCTTAGAAGCACATCCGTAAAAACCCCTAAAATCGAAGCAGATTGCTCTCGAACCATTACTAAAACACCCCTCGCTACCTATTGACAAAGGGTATATTTAGCCTCATACTACCTATAGGAAATGAAGGAGGGAGAACGGACATGACGAACACGATACGGAACCTCTGGCACAATGGACGCTTCAGCCCATACTGTATCTGGTGGCGCTGGAATTACATCTCTCGCATAGCGTCAACGGTGGTTTGGGGTTACGAGGCGGCCTAGACTCTGGCCAATCAGCCCTGCGGGGCTGCCAGCCAGCGCACTAGCGCCGGGGAAAGAAAAGAAGGAGGCGAAATGACAGACATTGAAAGGAACATGGAAATCTTCGGCGACCGGATTATCAAAGCGAGCTATCGAAACATCGGATGGGCTTTCCAGAACCTCACGGCGGTAGAGATGCGACAGTGGATTGACTACTGCGAGATGATGCCAGGCTTTCATCCGAGCCACTACGCAGGCATGGAGGACCAGTTCATCAGGACAGGACAATGGGATTGGGTTCCAGTTCATATCGACAACAAATAAACGGAAAGGGGAAACATGGGAACAATCAAAATAACCATAACCTACAACACAGAGGTCGACGAGCAGCGGATAAAAGACCTGCTCTGCAACGCCTTCGAGGGAGGGTCGAACTACTGGTACGTCATAAAGACGTTCAACTATCCCGAAGGGCAAACCAAGCAAAGCCTCGGCCTGGAGTTCCCACATCTTGACCTGCCCTTCGTAGCCGGGGGAAGTATCACGGTCGCCGACATGGGCGACTTCGGAGCTGCGAAAGGCGAGATGCCCGATAAGGTTATTGACCGCGACGCGCTCATTAAAGGGCTTCAGCTCATGGCCGAGAAATACCCGAGGCACTTCGCGGACTTCATCGAGGAGAACGACGACGCTGACACTGGCGATGTGTTCTTACAGCTCTGCTGTTTCGGTGATATTATCTTCGGGTAGACCACGAGACACCCATTGACAAAGGGATTCAAAAGGCTCATAATGAAATAGGAAGGAGGCGAATATGAAAGGCAAAGAGTGGAACGATTACTTCAAAAGGCTGGAGCCGGGTTATAGGAAGCAGCTCTTGGATGCCTTCTTGTTAATCGACCAAGACCCCATGATTCAAAAGGCGTTTGGCAGGGACTTCTTGGCCCTGGCCAACTTCATCGAGTATCCATTGAAAGATGAGAAGGAGAATTAACCATGGCAAATGTCTTACAGGCAGCAGGTCCCAAGTTCCCATCGGGAACACTGGTAATGACTCGCGGAGTCAATGACAAAGTGGCAGACGATGTGGCGTTCGCAAAGTTCGTTCTGCTCTCGATTCGGCGGCACTTTCACGGCGATTGGGGAACCATGTGCGCCGAAGATAAGGCAGCAAACGAAGCCGCGTTGAATGACGGCGACCGTCTAATGTCAGCCTACGAGCAGCCGGGGCTTCCGAAGATATGGATTATCACGGAAGCGGACAGGTCAGCCACAACGGTACTCTATCCAGACGAATACTAAAGAAGGAGGGCAGCGATGAAACTGGAAATAGGTAAGACCTACGAAGTGGTCAAGGCCGGGGCGACGCTCTGGTATCGGACTGTGCAGCGCGGCAATATTGGTGTGACTCTCATCATCGGCGACAAGATAAAGTACAAAGGCGCCAAGATGGGATTCGGGAGCGATAACATCGAGCAGGATATGTTTGAACGGCTCGACAAGCCGAAGGTCATAGGGCAGTTCTCCCCGGCGCTATGGGGAAGCACAGATACATCATTCTTGAAGGAGGTCGAATGAAACAGAATACAATCACCATCTCTCGCGTTGAATTGCTGGACTTACTCGAAGGATACTTGCTGCTAGAGTTTGATGCAGGAGCCACAATAACGGAAGCTCGAATTGTTGCGGAAGCTGATACAGTTATCTTCACGGTTGGGAAGGAGGTCGAAGATGTTCAGACTCAAACTAGGCAAGATTCTCATTCAGTTCGGGAAGGATGATTGCGCGATGGAACGCTGCGATTACTTCACCCATTACTTGCGCTGGGGCGCGGCAGCTATGAGCCACGCAGCGTTTCACAAGGCCACAGAGGAATGTCTACACTGGCAGAAACGCGCGATGGAGTCCACGGATGAGCGCGGCAACGTTCCAGCTCACATCGAAAAGATGGTGTTGAGATTAGAGAAGGAGGTCAGGGCATGAGAAGATGTCCTAAATGCGGAAGATACATGACAATAGGCGCGCCTCATGCAGACGGCGACGTTTATCAATGGGAATGTCGCTGTGGCCATATTGAACGAGTAGGAAAGGAGAAAGAATGACATTCAGCACGAAAGCGGAAAAGGTCAGAGGCGACGACCCCATGACATTCGCGGAAAAGGCAACCATAGTTCACGACGGTCAGGAGTTCACGTCCGGCGGTGGATTCATCGGCCAAGATAAGAACGGTCGATACGGTGGACTCGTCTATGCCTTCGAGGGAGAAAAGAAGGTCGGCGATTGGGGTGGAACTTGTAAGGTCGATGCCCACTTCGGCAGCACATGGCGGTCTAATTGGGGTGACGTGCGCCAGAGCGTCCACTTCACCTACAATGGCGTAAGGTTCTACGGAGTCTACTTCAAGTCTGGCAGCGACATCGTGAGGGTCAGGCAAATAAATTAGAGGAGGCATAATGCAAAAGAAACACGAGCACCAGTGTATCGACTGCGGCAAGTGGTTTGAACCACCGAACCAGCAGTCCCGGCGCGAGAAGTGCGACGAGTGCGCCATAAAGAATATGCTCGGGGGAAAGAAGCTGGGCGAGCAAAATCTAAAATCTCTCAAAAATCGTGGATAAAACTATTGACAACCTGCAAACAAAGTGGTAGTGTTGTCGCACAGGAAGGAGGAGCGTGGACATACTACTTCAAAAAATCTTCGAGCTGCAAGAGAAGCATGGCCTCAACGACAGGCAATTCGCTCTTGAATTAGGGATAGACCCTGCGACTTGGCATCGGATTAAGACGCTCGAAATAAATCCCCCGACCACAACTTTTCTGAGCAAGATGATGGCCAAGTTTCCGGAGATGAGCGTTGCTATCATGCAGTTTCTACATGAAAAGGGAATTGAACTTACGAAGGAAGGAAATGATGTCTAATAGATATGATGCCGAACTCTTTGAAGGTTTGGCCAAATCTCTGCTCGGCAAGAGCTGGCATCCCAGCGAGCCACAAGAGGATGAGGGGATGATGCTGATAAACCTCAACGAGACAGGGCTGACCATACTCGAACGGAATCCAGACCTGCAAGTGACCATGGCCAGAGCAGACCTCGCTAGACTCTGCGCGAAGTATTTTGACGTCGGCTATAAGGTCGGCCGATTCATCGAGGCCCTAGAGCAGGATAAGAAACATGAACCAGCAACAAACTGAGGCAAGGTTAAATCTAAAAGATGAGCTGCGCCGGATGGAGAAGCGGACGCAAGACAGCGTATGTTCCGTCTGCGGCTCCCTGCTAGTAATGCCCTATGATGGCAGCAAGATTATTCTCACTTGCTCAAAAGACCGAAGCCATGTCGGTTACGTCAAGCAGAACCCGGCACTAGAGAGATACCACAATACTCGTCAGTCTATGGTAGAAAGGGGGGAAAGCACAGAGGCAATAGACAAAGAGATTCAGGAGTTTCTAATCTACGAGGAATTACGAAAAGGAAGGAGGATAGCGAAAGCTATGGCAGCAAATACAGATATAGCAAAGTACCAAGAGGTAGCGATAATCACCAAGACGAACGCTACGGACATACTCAGGACAGTCTGGCCGAAAGCGCCAGAGCATGAAATCCTAAAGGCCGCGTTGCTCTGCGCCAGCAAACAACTCAATCCTCTTATGAAACACGTTTTTCTCATTCAGTTCGGCAACGATTGGGTGACGGTGCTGGGGATTAAGGCAACTCGGCTTCTGGCAGCTCGGCAGAAAGCCCTGTCCTACGTCGATGGACCTCGCGTTATGACCGACGATGAGCAGAAGGCAATCTTCGGAGAGGTCGACCCTGCGCTTCTCCGCGCTATCGTCAAGGTCAAAGACAAAGAGGGCAACGTCTATCCGGGTTATGGCCACTGGCTAAAGAGCCAGAATCCCTATGGCAGCGACAAAGGGAACAGCAAGGCTAATATGGCCTTCATCCGAGCCGAGCGTAGCGCACTCGACAAGGCTTGCCCTGGCGCGCTTCCAGCCGACTTCGAGACAATCGACGAAACCTTCACGCCAGAGATCAAGATAACTAATCCCAGCGAGGAGTCGGCAGCTCCACGGCTGGCCGAGTCAACCACAACTGAGCCCACGGCCTCGAAACAACCCAAGACAACCGCAGCATCGAGGAAGCGAGGCACCGACCCTATAGCCTTCGTACCAAAGAATCAGGCCGACCTTGTGGGAGCCGCGAATTACTTCTTCGGCAAAAGCGTCCAAGACCTATCGCTACTTCTGGAGAACGAGAGGCCGGAGGGAGAACTGGAGTGCAGCGCGGCATGGCAGAAGGTCTTAAAGGCATGGCACAAACCAGACGACGGGCAGCAGGACAAAATCCCATTCTAAAGAAAGGAGGTAATCTTGAAACGTACTAAGTACAAGTGTCTAACCTGCGGAGCTACTGCTTCACGCATCGAGGAGAGGTCGAAGCGGTGGAGAAATGGAGAGGAAGGTCCTGAACATCTCTGCGCCGAGGTCAAGGATAGCACAGTAGAGCCTACATGGAACCGAGCCGAGAAGGTCGACGTAGTGACTCCGGCCAAAGAGGAGATTCCCATTCTGCAAAGGCAAACGCTGACCATAAACTCTATCAAGAAGTTCAAGACATCGCGCGACTATATTGTAGCCAGCCGAGCCTTGAAAGTTTCCCTGGCAATCAATGTCGAGGTCGACGATGCCATGGCCAGCGCACTCGAAAACATGGAAAAGACGGCTCGGAGCTGGACTCTTACCTTGACGGCCGAGGCCACTCAGTTAGAGATGGTCGACGAGGCAGAGCAGGGCAAACCGACAGAGGCTCCAGATAACGGACAGGACAAAGAACAGGCCACGAAGCTCTTGGGAACCAAAGAAGCTCCAGATGCAAGCGTAGTGGTCGTAACCTAAACTCTGGCACTAAATCTATCGGGAAAGGAAGGAAGGGGACAGTGGTTTACCACCGCCCCCTTCCTATAGGCAGGGAGGCGAAAGTGACCAAGCGTTATTTGGATGATGATTTCTGGTCTGATAGTTTTGTAGAGACACTACCCTGCAAGGTTAAGCTCTTTTATATTTACTTGTTCACCAATAAGTCTGTTCGGCCGGGGGGAATATATGAGCTGACACCGCGCAAGATAGCTTTTGAAACAGGGCTGGACGAAACAGAGATATCCACATATTTTGAGGCAGTTAAAGACAAGGTTGCTTGGCATCCACAAACTGGTTTTGTGTGGATAAAAAACTTTGTAATCCACCAATGCAATAATCCAAATTGGGCGGACGGCGCTCTTAAAAGTATTATGGCCGTCGCACCGAAAGACAAAGAGCTGGCCTTGGAAGCGTTATGTTATCTAAAAGACAAAATTCAAAGCTATCCGTTAAAAGAAAGGTTTGGGGAAGGCTTTCCAGAGGCTTTGAAAGGCTCTATAGAGGCTTTCAAAAGCTCTAGTTACTGTACTGTACTGTACTGTACTGATACTGCTACTGTTTCTGTAAAAGAGGTAGAGGATAAACAAGGGGAAGGGGAACGGAAGGTTAATCCGACCCCTTATCAAAAGGCGCATCCGGAACGATATCCACATCTATTTAAGAAGGAGGCGAAAGCATGACCAATCAGGACTACATAAACTTGGTAATTGCACTCGTAAGCAGGGTCACAGGGGTTCCATCGGCAGACATCACAGACCACAGCAAGAGGTCCCACCCGATTCTTGCAGCTCGGCGCGACATCATCCGAGTCCTGCAGAACTCTACGAACATGAATATCACGGAGATTGGCAAGGCCATAGGCTTGAAGTCAGCTCGCGTCGGCGATGGTGTGTTCAAACACCCATGGAAGAATGAGAGCTGGCTAAAGACCGAGGCCTGCAGGGAATGTCCGATGCTGGGCATAGGGGGCAATAGTAAGGGAGCCGTATAGATGGCGCTGCTGGAAATCAGTAGCCGAGAATATCTACGAACAAGAACAAACGAGCAAGTCCGGGGAGACTTCGAGAATTATCTGAGGCTCGCAGGTAATCCAACTCCATATTTCAAAATGACCCAAGGTGGAGAAGATGAACTTACAATCCTGTTTACGAATATGCTGGAAGCCCTGTTCTATTCTATCGAGACAGGCAAGGGATTATCATTCAGGCAGCGTAGGGCTTGCCAGCTCCGTTTCAGGGAGTGCAAGAGCTATTATAAGATTGCAAAGATTCTCCGCTGCCATAGAGATACGGCCAGCGATTACGTCGAGCAGGCTCTAATGATGATGGTCGAGAAGATGAGAGAGGATTCGGAAAAGGAAACCCAATAGGAATCCGGCGAACTGGAGGAGAGGTATTGATGGAGGTTCAAGCCCTTAACAGGAGCGAGATAGCAGGATGAAGGTATTAGTGGCTTGTGAGTTCTCAGGCATAGTACGAGATGCCTTTGCTAGGAAGGGGCATGATGCCTGGAGTTGCGACTTGTTGCCGAGCGAGCGAGAGGGCAATCACATTCAGGGCGATGTACTGAAGATTTTCGAGGATGGGTGGGACTTGATGATAGCGCACCCGCCTTGTACTTTTCTCTGCAATAGTGGAGTCTACTTGCTGCATGAACGAGATGGTAGATGGCAGCAGATGATAGAATCAGCTAACTTTTTCAGAAGTCTTGTTAATGCACCGATAGAACGGATTGCCGTTGAGAATCCCATCCCGCACAAATATGCGCTTGAAATAATAGGACGCAAATACGATGAGATAATTCAACCTTGGTGG